GAACAGATGGATCATTTAGTGGGACAAACGGTGTAGCAAAGCTGGCAATAATATTCGTCCCGTCAAATGTATTGCCTGATTCCATTTGATATACGTAGCCATCATTGTTAGCAAAGTATATTAACTCATCAAATCCTTCATATTCACTGTGGGCTACATGTGCGTTAATGCCACGCAGATCGTTAAAGACTACACCTTCTTGCAACTGCGTAGCAGCAATTCCTTTTGCGCTTTCAATAGCGCCAGAGGCTAGAAATGCAAATACTCTATACTGGCTTTTCTCACGAATAACTGTGCTTGTAAAGCCGCTACCACCACTACTAATCAGATCAAGCATTTCTGACTGTATAGTTTTAGATACGGCACCAAGACTAAAGTCACCAATCCTGTCAGTTGCAGAGAACAAACGCAAGCCATCAGGACCAAGGAATATAATGTCTCCACCAATTTCCTGAATTGTATCTGGGGCCACACAACCTAAGTCACGAGACACAGGCTGTAGTGTAAAGTCTGCCACACTGTTGCCATTAAGTACAAAGATACTGGTCTTACAGAAAACAATTAGTTGCTCACGGAATACAGTAAGTCCTGTAATCTCATCTGCAACATTTATTATACCACCACCGTTGGCAACTGTAAAGTCATCATCTTCATATGGCGCAGAAAAAACTATCTTTTTTTCGTTACCCAGTACAATGTGGTTCTTAAAGTTGACAATAAAACTTGCACCAGAGGTATCACTAGGCAAGGACGATAGTTGGGCAAAGGTTGAACCATCAAACCTAAATGGCTTGCCCGTGTCATCCACAAGCATCAGCTTTTCTGTGCCGTCAAAATCGTACTTCAGAAAACGTACTTTGCCTGACCCGCCGATTGTAACACCGGCACTGCTAAATGAAGCATTGTCACTTATCTGCGTCCAACCTGATCCTCCAGACCTGAATAGGTCATCACCTCTTACTGCGTATACCTGACTGTTGTATCTAGTTAGACCACGAACTACACCAGTATTGCTTAGTGCGTTTGTGTCGTATTTGGTAAACCCTTCAACTCGTCTGTACCCACCGAAGATAGACGGTTCAAAGTTACGCAGGATACGTGCTGACCCCGGTGCTTGCACACCCTGTTGGGTGGGAGCAAGATTAGTAATCAACCCACCGCGAAACTCAAAAGGGTAAGTTTGCCATGCGTCAGCCATTAGATGGGCAACCTCGCGTAGCCCGTCCTACCACCACCACCTGTGTTCTGTGGGATCATGTAAGACCTCACATAATATGTGCGGTTGATTAGCATGGAACGCATGTTCTTAATGCCCTCTTCAAACTTCTCCTTTGCTACCAGTGCGTCTTGTGTGTTGCCCCGGAACAGATATGCATAGTGCATAGCACCGTCTACAATGATATGCTTGAAGCGTTCCGGTATTGCCGGTACGTCATCATGCAACTCAAGGTCTACAGGAATGCGGTAGTATTCGTACACCAGAGTGTATGCAGCATCTGGTTCAGGGGTGAGGATAAACTCAAGTGCTGGGCCATGCGCCACCAGTTGTGGTACACCCTGCCGTCCTGTGCTGTTATACTCTTGATCTACATACTTGTCTAGATATTCTTCGTAGGTGACAACTCCCAGACGAGTGGTGGCATTTCCAAGTGTGCTGTCTTCTTTGATGCGGAAGCTGTCAAAGTCAAGCAGCTTGGCGTCATGCGGAAATGCGTACCGTGTCACATTAGCTGACAGCGTTTCTTCCTGCTGCACATGATTGAACGGCCAGTTAAACTCTGTCTGATTGATGTCACGAATAGATGCGTTAACGGCATCCTTAATGTGGGCATAGAAACCTGTAGAGGTAGAAAAGTTGGAAGACGTTAACTCAACTTCGTTCACTCTGCGGTTTACTTCGTTTACAAGTCCAAGATAATTGTAAGCCATTATTTCTGCCTTATCGGTAATTTGATGGTACGTTCAGCTACATTTGCATTTGTGTCAGTCATCTGACATGTAAATGTATATTCTCTGTTCAGCACCCCGCTGCCAATGTTAATGGTCGCTACAGTGTTTGTATTGGTCTGCGATACATTCTGAATGCTGTCAGTCACGGCACTACTAGAAGCAGTGGTCAATGTCTGTCCAGCATTAATCTGTGTCTTACCAATCTCTGATGTTTGTACAAACCAGATAACGGAACTGATAGTGCCACTGCCAAGAAATCGTGACCAATCTACACTATAGTCTAAGGTTTCGTCTGGGTCTTTTATGGGCCACCTAAATGACATTCAAATCTCCTATGCTGCTCTTGCTCTTCTTTCGGCTGAAGTAGAGAACCTTTCAACATATACTTTTCTATCTTCTTGCATGACATGCACAGTGCGATTTTTAGAACTTACAGTGACGCCACTGACATATACTTTTCTATTTTCGTTTGCGGCATTAGCGGTACGGTTTTGCGAACTGACCGTAATCTTGTCAATATATACAACTCTACCTCTGTCATAGTTTTCTTTGATAGCCTCAAAGTCAAAGGCAACTCCTGTAGCTGTTACAGTTCCGACAGCAGTTAAAGCAGAAGTAGAAGCTAAAACTTCGGAAATATTAATTGATAAATTTGCATCATCAACTATTGTTGATAGTGCAATATCGGATAAGGTAACATTACCAGCACCGGATGCACTAGTATCTCCAATGACACTCGTGCCTGTTACCCCAGAAAGACCTGCACCTGCATTAACTTTAGAAACGCCTGCAACAGTTCCTGCAGAAGATACGCCAGTTAAAGCGGACGTAGATATGTTAGGTTGCGTAGTACCTACGGCACCTGTAATAGAAACTGAGTTTAGTGTCTTATTGCTGTTGTGTGTTTGTGTAACAGTTCCAAGATTAGCATTCGCTGAAACAGACGAAATAGTCTTACTTATATTTTCTTGTACAGTACCAATAGAACCAGTAGCTGCTACAGAATTTATTGTTTTATTGCTGTTGTGTGTTTGTGTAACAACACCTATGTTATTGGTAGATGAAACAGAAGTTAAAGTTAGTGCTAAGTTTACAGAAGGTGTGCCAACTGCAGAAGTTGCGGAAACACTACTTTCAGCGGGAGTGTTGTTAGTATTGACGCTGCCAACATTAATAGTGCCGGAAACTGCAGTAACAGATTTATTTACATTTTCTTTTACAGTCCCAATATTGCCTACAGCCAAAACTGAAGATACAGTTTTATTACTGTTAGCAACTTTAATAATATTTCCAATATTTACAGTAGCAGAAACAGAGGATAAAATTACTGAATCGCCACTGAGTAATACTACGTTTGCTACACTTATGGTAGCAGATACAGAAGATACAGATTTAACTGCAGAAGAAGATGGAGTTACTGTTCCAATACTACCTGTAGCAGATACTGAAGCTACGATTTTATTGCTGTTGTGTGTTTGTGTAACAGTCCCAATATTTGCACTAGCACTTACAGAAGAAAGTACTACACTTAGGCCAGTTGGCCCTGCAAGGGTAGAAAACGGCGCTTCTGAAAATGCATTAATTGAAAACATTGTTGAACCCAGTGTTCTATATAGTTTTATCTATTTTTATTTGTTTGTCAAGTAAAATGTTACTTATAGTTTAGCAATCGGTAGCGTCTTCAAACTCATTGAGTAGTTTTAGTTGTGCGTAAATACCCGGTAAAAAATCTCCCGTAGGCACATCCATTGTATAGCACCAATCACAAACAGGTCTTGAACTACTTTGCCTCGCAGTTTCATTTGCGTATATAGTAACAAATACGGTGGCATAGAGGTTACTGGTATTTGGATTGTGTATTTTTACACGACTAACTTTAGCATAAGCAGCGGAAAAACCTGCGCCTACATCAGTTTCAGCAATATTAACTTGTAAAGCCATTTTAAATTTTCCTTAACTAACTATTAATAATCTACTTCAGTAGTATATACTGTGGCACCCCAACGAATATTGGTAGATGCAGCACCTGTGCCATTAACGGTAAATGCTCCAGTTGTTGTATCTATTGAAATACCACAGTCCCAACTAGAGGCACCCGAATCTGCTGCAATAACAGTTTTTGTTAGTGACCCAACTAATGCAGCAGTACCAGCACTAGCACCTATTTTTATACAGCCTAGCAATTCCCATGCTTTAGTATCGCCACCTCCAGTAACATGAGCAATTACCATAGCTTTAAATGCAACAGCTTGATTGGGGTCTAAGAGAATTTGATTTGAAGCAGTTACTGCGTTGTATGATCCTAATAATGTTTGTGTTGCATCCGTAGTGTCATTTCCTAAAACGTGAATGCCTGAAGTAACAGCATTTGTATCAGAAGCTGGGTTTCTACTTCCTATTATAAAGGCAACCTTTCTAGCTTTAGAATCGGTATTGTATCCACAGGTTACTGTTTTTTCTCCGTCATTTTCGTTATAATAACCTAATGCAACGCTAGATTCTCCTGAACAAGTATTAAAAAACCCACCGGCAGCAAAAGAATAGTCACCAGAACAACTGTGAGTATTTCCTAAAGCTACAGCAGTGTATCCAGATGCAGTGCCACTTGATCCAACGGCAAAAGAATAGTCGCCCGTAGCATCCGTACCACTTCCCAGTGCTACAGAGTAGTCATTAGTTGAATCAACAGCATTTCCTATTCCTACAGAACCCGTGTTAGTTGCATCAGATGCACGGCCACCGGCAAGAGAATATGTTCCTGAACTTGTATTACCACGGCCTCCTACAACAGTAGATTGACTTCCAGAAGCTGTGTTTTGACGACCACCTACAATTGACGATAGACCGCCTGAAGCAACTTGATCGGCGCTAGTTCTGTTTACTTGTAGATCAACAGATTCCCCAGCCCTTTTATTTCCCCCAGTGGTGGTGCTATCTGGAACTTGCAATAGAAAAGCGCCGGTCCCTTTTGGACCTAGTACAACATCAATATTTGTCTCTGTTCCATTTGCAATAAGGCTATGCGTTGGGACAGTATCATTAGGAGATGACGTGCTTTCTGCTTCTGTAAAATGAGTTAAACCACCCCCACCTCCACCGATGCCCAAATCAGATGGGGTTATTTTCTTCATAACTCCACCGTCGTTAACTAGAACGTGATCTGCATCGCTTGAACTTGTCGTTGTTGTAGGCGCATCTGCATTGGCCGTGCCTACCAGAGTACCTGTTACTGATGGTAAAGTAGAAGTCACATTTCCAGAAAAATTTGCATGGGCAGGGGCTTTTAGTCCAGCGTAGTGTGCATTTGAACTTTCGCAGTACAGACGAACTTCTGATTGTGTGCCACCATTTTTTACAGAAACGACGCCACTTTCTATAGAAACACCGTTGCTGCCATCAATCTGAACTACACCCGTGCCGTTGGGTGTAAGTGCAATGTTGCCATTACCATCTGTACTGGTAATCGTATTACCATTAATATTAATATTATCAATTTGTGCTTCAGTAATTGCACTGTTTGTGCCAATAGTTGTACCATCAATAGCACCGCCATCAATGTTTACGCTGTCCGCTGCCTGAGTGGCAATAGTCCCAAGGCCCAAACTAGTTCTGGCAGTAGAACCTGTTTCTAAAACAAAGTTTGATCCATTGCCCACAATAATGCCACCATCCGTAACGGCAAGACCAGCAACATCTTGAAGTTGTGCATCAAGTGACGAAGTTAAATTTGTTATTGTGTTACTAGCACCACTAATTGTTTTATTTGTCAAAGTAGACGTGCTAGTATCTGTAACAACATTAGTAACATTTAAAATGTCAGAAAGATTTGTCATAATAAATTACACCTTTACACATCGCCTGTGTTTGTAGATGGGTACGATCTACCCGGACCCCAAATAATTCGTACAGCACCCTGTGCGCCAGAACCACCTGCTCCTGTATAATCATCGTCATCAGCGCCACCGCCACCGCCATACGCGCCACCGTTAGATGAAGAGTTTCCGACTGTTCCGTTAGCACCGCCGGACCCGCCGTTACCCCCTTGACCAGCCGATGGAAGCGAACCAGAAGAACCTTCTCCAAGTATTCCTACACCGCCGCCGCCGCCGCAGTTATTAAACGTACAAGTGCCACCTGAACCGCCGCCACCTGAACCAGAACTGGCTGATAATCCATCTGCAGTAACATAGGAGTTATTGTTTCCCATGTGGCCATGACCGCCGTTGCCAGAATATCCAGCAGCACCACCGCCAGCACCACCAGCGTAATTCCAAGAAGCTAATCCCCCCTTGCCACCTGTGCCGCCGCCGTCTCTTTCTGTACCCTCGCTTATCCCTCCAACACCGTGTGTATTTGATTGAAATGTAGTTCCATACGCCTGCGCTTTTGTACCGCCCGTACCTTTACGACCACGAAGTAGAACAGTTGATCCTCTTTTAATAAACGACGCCTGTCCATCAGAACCATCTGTAGAATAATTAGCACCACCCGAACCGCCTGCACCAACCTGCACAGTCAAACTTTCTCCAGACGTTACATCAAAAGTTCCGTAGGCTAGACCACCTCCACCACCGCCAGCACCACCGCGGTTGCTTCCAGTACCGGCAGCACCACCACCACCTCCAACTACAACTGCACTGATAGAAGTTATACCACTAGGTACTACAAAAGTATAAGTTCCTACCGATGTGTATGCAGTCTGACCCGGATCAGCAACAGTACCAGCAGTTACAGTACCAATATTTCCAGTAGCCGAAACTCCAGAAACATTTCTTGTGGCTTCATCTGAAAAAGTCATATGAAATGTTGCTGCTTGCTGTGCATTACCTTCATCTGTAAATGAAGCAGTAACATCCGACAAAGCGTTATCTTGTGTTGAGAAGCCAATTATACTAGATTCTTTACCTATGAAAGTATTAAGTGCCTCACCAACCAGTTCAGAAAAAGTAGAGTCAAAAGTGGGGGTATTAAAAGTTGCATTGCTAGTAGATACTGACGTGTTCGTACATGTAGTTTTAACACCTACTACAAGTGCAGGAGATACGGCACCCAGTGTAGTTACATTTTGTACTTGATTGCTTACCTGACCAAGATCACTACTACCAAAAGTGTAGTCATACGTTCCCACATAATTAATAGGAGAAGAAGGAGTAAAAAATAAAATTGTGTGTTCTATTACTTCTGCGTTACCTGATGTAACCGTACCAGAAGATATATCAGAACTTGTCATAATTTTAAAACTAAAATCATGCCGATATCCGCTGTAGCCACTTCTCGTAGCACTTGACGTACCTATTAATGTCCATCCCGAATTAAGATTAGACGATGGAGCAACTGCAACTTCACCTCTTATTCTTCGTTCCCATAAAATTGCTAAGTCGCCTACAGACCCCGCAGATAAACTTGTAGTTAAGGTACTGCTGTTAAAACTTGTTACATTTTCTTCATATGTTCTTGCATTAAAAGATAAAGAAAATCCACTGGATGCTGTTAAAAGTTGATTACGCGCAGCAAACATTACTGATAATCCTGTGTCGCTGTTCCGTACCAGTTTGTTCCATCAGAAATAAAACTTATAATATCAATAGCATTTGTTGTAGCTGTAATTGTAGGTGCAGTGCCGCCGGGAAACTTTACATTAGTAAATGTAGCAGTGTTACTACCACCCTGCGTAAGTTTTAAAATAAAACTTTTTCCTGTTGCTGCTGTGGGCATGGTAAAAGTACAGTTACCATTTAAGGTTGCAGTTTGAAACGTGCCGCTTGTTAAACTAAAAGTGTGTGACGTGCCGGTATTGCCAATAGCAACGGTGCCTTCAGTATAATTATTTATTGTTGGGTTAGTTAGTGTTTTATTGGTTAATGTTTGTGTACCCGTAAGAGTTACTGCACTACCTCCTGCAGCACCCACAGTAGTAAAGACACGCCAATCCGATCCCATATATAATAATCGTATAACGACATTTGAAATATCACATACTAAATCTGACGCATTGCCTTGAATAGTATTACCATTACGGCCAATTGTAAGATTGTTGGAGTTAAAAGTACCCGCAGCATCAGCAATAATAATTTCATCATTTTCGCGGGGGGAAGAAGGAAGAGTCAGAGTAAATGCACTGCTAGTTGTATTTGCTAATACAGTTTCAAAAGCCACTAAATTTGTTGCTGAAGAATAGGTATTTTGTTTACGCACTTTTTCAGCAGGTTGAGTAACAAAAATATCTTTGCTGCCAGCACCCCAATCTACTGCCGAATCACTATTACTAGATTGTAAAATAGTTGTACGGGCTAATGTCGTGCCAGATAATGTATAGGTGCCGATACCTACCTCAAAATCTGTTCCATCTGTACAACAATAGTATGTAGTATTACCATTTCCAACAACAGAAAACGACTCAAACCCCGTAGAAGCACCACCTAAAGTATAGGTGCCTGTACCCGTGGTTGTAGTCGTTTCCTTAATGCGATCAGCAAGGATTAGTGACATTACACCTCTCCTTTATTCAATACGAATTATTGCGGCGTCACCGTTTGTTCCAGTACCGGGAAATTGGATTGTAAGATCACCAGCAGTAGCAGATACTGTACCACCAAAACTAATAACCGCGATAGCTTTATTACCGTTAGTAGCATTGTAGATAAGACAACCTGCAGTTGAAACAGTTACAGTTGAAAAAGTTTCATTTGCAATATCTACAAATGCGCGATTTCCAGTTTGGTTAGTTGTGACAGTAACACTATCTAAAACTTGACCACCAGCAGAATAACCAGTACCGCTTGCTTCGTCTGAGTTATCTGTTATATTACTGTAATTAGTTGTGGCCGCGCCGTATGTTCCAGATTCGCTCGATTTTATTAGTGCAACTTTAAGTTGGTCATTAGCAAGGTCATGTCCTTCTGCTAAAATTTCACCCTTAAAACTGTTGCACATTGCCGTTGTAATTGCCATTTTGTTTCTCCTGTATCATGGCATCTAGATAAAGGGGCAACCCGAAAGCTGCCCCCTATTTTAGTTATGCAAGTGCGTCACGATCTACTTCATCAGCAGCAGTGTCGCCCATATCGGTGCAATCCATAAGAACTGCCCAGATACGGAATTTGCCTGAAGAAACTGCACCACCTGAAAGGGTAGCAATCGTTACGTCAATGTTGTCGTCAGCAACAGCCATTACAGGCTGGTAAGCTGCAGGATTTTGAGCAACTACGCCAGCGGCAGAAGTAGCATCAAAACCGTCAACAAACACGTCAGCATCAACCATACCCAAGTCTACAGTAAATGTAGAACCATCGGTTTGCGTGTCAACTTCAATACCTGCATTGAGAACCATTGTCCCTTTTGGAACAGCGATTACAGGAACGACATCAGCAGCAGCAAGTGCGGTGCCTTTGTCTGACAATGCGGTTGCCCAGTTCAAAGTAGTCTGAACCATGTACGGGTTGCGTCCGCGCTGGGAGTTGCCAGCAGCGGAACGTAGTGTGTTATCACCAAGTGCCATTGTTTAACCCTCCCTTATGCCAAGTGGTAGATGGCGTTAACAAGTGCTTCAGGACGAAGAATCTTGCGGCCATACAGATGCATACCACGGACAATGTCAGCGAAGCTGTCCGGGTCACGGTAGGTTTCAGTCTTATTAATCTGCTCTGCAGTAGCAACAGCAGAAGAATGTCCTGCAACAATCACACCGTAGTTAGTTGTGCTGTTTGCGCCAGCGAATGACGAACCAGTACCAACTGAAGGTAGGTTGTTAGACTGATACACTTGGAAGCCGTGGATTTGAGTAGAAATCTGACCATTTTGAAGACCAGAACCACCAAAGTCAGCGTTGAACAGACGAGAATCCTCATCCTTCAATACTTCCATGAACACTGGATCAAGCACAATCCAACGACCTTGTGAGTCCACGTTTTGCTGATCCAACAGACGGGCCATACGTGCAATCAGAGTCAATGGGTGTGTGTCACCAGCAGCAGGAGTTGCGTCAGTTGCGCCACCAGTACGAGGCTGGATAGCAATAGCAGCACCTGATGATCCTACTGAACCTGCACCGTCAGAGAAGTCAGATGCGTCCAACTTCATTGATGCAAGCAGTTCGTCTGAACCAGCAGTAGATACAGCCTTTGAACCATTTACGGTTGTGTTAGCTGTGTCGGCTGCACCATGAATTGCAGACTGTTTAAAGCCTGACATATAACCAAGAACGTCTTGGTCAAACTGGTCAGCCAAACGGTACGCAGCACGGTCACTTGCCAGAGACTGGAAGTTTACGTGGCTGTGCGCCTCTTCAATGTCATCAACCTTAAATGCAAAGTAGTTAGCTTTGTCAATTGTCAGGCTGAAATCTTCATCGTCAAGGTCTTGCGGCGTGATGGTTGTACCACGGGCGTAAGCCTTAACTGTGATTTCGGGTTCCTTGATAATCTTAACGGAATCACCCATAGCAGCAATTTCACCAAAGTAGTCAGAGTTGGTGATTGCTTCAGCAACAGCAGACTTGCGGAAAGCAAGTTGCACCTGTTTGCTGTAAATTACGGGAGAAAAATTACCGTTAGGAAGATTACCATAACCACTAGCAGTAGTGAATGCCATGATATTATCTCCTATTTAGCATTTTACAGATACAAACTCGCAAGACTAATCAGGAGGCTGATTCACATTGGGTGCGTATTCTGGAGGGTGGCCGCCCTACCATTCAACGGGCCATGTTCGTCAGGTAATCCGTAAGACTTGGCTGTTTGCGGTTTTGGTGCAAGCAGGTAGCGAACCCACTTACACCTTTGTTGTGTATAGTTATACTTACAAATAACTATTTGTCAACACTTTTTTATCGGGCATTACCCGACACATCATAGACAAACTTTCCAGAACGGATAGCTTCCATGATTTCGTCAGACCTCGATTCGTACTCTTGCGGTGACATCTTCTGTACTTCCGACTCTTTCAAGTACGACGAGGCTTCATTCTCTTGCGGTTTACTGCGACTATCCTTTGTGGACACAGACTTGGCTGCGTCTTTGTCTGACTTGGGTTTCTTTTTGCCAATACCCATATCAGCTTTGTAGAGGTCAATCGCCCTAGCAGCAGAACGTGCGTCGTTGTCGTTTTCATAAAGCGCATCCTGCACCCACTTGGGTTGCTCTTCAGCCCACTCGTGGAAGCTGTCGCTATCACGAATAGTGTCAAAGTCTGGGTGCAGTCGCATCAGTTCTGCTTCTGCTTTTTCTTTTGTTGCAGACAGTTGCATCTCGTCAATTGCTTTGATACGATCTTCAAGTGCGCTTGATTGCTCTCGCGCTTTCTTCATTGCAATTGTTTCTACGATAGCTGCAACGTCTGGATAATCCTTTGCCCATTGTTCAATGTCTTCATCTGACTTGGGCAGACGCATTTCTTTTTTGGTAGCTGCGTCTAGCTGTCCACGTAGTTCAGCAATCTCTTTTTTAAAGTCGTCAGCTTGCTGCTGTTGATGTCTACGCAGATCAGAGTATCGTTTTTTAAATGTCTTCTCTTCTGGATTAACAGGTTCTTGCTCTTCTTCTACGGCTTCTTCTTTTTCGCCACGCTGTTCTTTTAGCATCTGCTCCAGTTCTTCTTCTTCCATTTTGCGTTTCTCTTCGTTGGTATACTTACGATTTGCAAACGCTACTTTCTTGGGTGACTGCATTTCTTCAGCCATGATTTTTGCGGCTTCTGCCATTTTATTTTTCTCCTAGTTGGGGCCAACCGTAGCCACGTCGGGTGGGGGATAGGGTAGCCAACATATGTGGGACTATTTTTTAGAAGCTAGTCCACCGCGCTTCATCTTCTTCTTTGCTTTGGGTTTTGGTTTAGATGCTAGACCACCTTCCGCAAATCCACGTCCCGAAAAACCAGTAGACTGATATTCTGCAACACGATCAGCGGTAAAGTCATCTGCTCTTTCTTGGATAGTTTGACCTGATCCACCGCTATCACGATCTTCTTGACGTTCCCTTTCCTGTCTTTCTGCTCTCTGCGTATTTCTTAGTATAGTTTCTGCTGCAGTTTCATTAGCTTTTGGTTTGCTTTGTTGTAGTTCTAATTCTAGTCTAGCTTTAGCCTGTTGTTCCTTAATTTCAGCAGCCCTTGTAGCAATTTCTTCTGCTTTTTCTGTTCTAGCCCTAATACGTTCTTCATTAGCCTTAACGATATCTGGTGTTTTTTCTGCACGTTTTAGATCAAAAAGAACAGCTTCTGATTCGCTTCCTTCAAATCCAGCCTCTTTCATTCTATTATATGCGTTTGCATCAACTGTAACAGTTTCACCATCTAAGAAAAATGTAGCGTTAACATCTTCTGGTATACCCTTACCTGTAGCAAGGGCGGCAGCTAGTGCTGGACCTCCACCATCAAAAGACACACCGACTATTGTAGCGCCGTTTTTAAAGCCTTTGCCATCGCTAACTCCACCAAGTCCTACGCGACCTCCACCGGGGCCATACTTAGCTTCTTCTTCTGCGCGACGACGCTCATCGCTATCGTCAGTATCCACAACCCTCGCAGTTTCTACTGTAGTAGGTGTCGTTGTCACTTCTTCCGTAGCCGTTGCTGCAGGGTCAACCCAGCTATAGCCTTCAGGCAATACCTCACCCGGAAGCAACTCTCCTCTACTGCCTTTCTTAATACGTAGTTGAATTTCTTGACCTGCTTCATTACGGAAGGTAGCAAACTCAAAATCTACCTCTGGAACACCCGGTCCAGTGATCTGCCCAAAGGTAGGCAAAGGTGTTGGCACTTGCTGTGTAGGTACATATGCCTGTGCTGGGCGTGGTACAGGCTGCACAAATTGTTGTGACGCAGCTTGAACAGGTTGTGTCGCATATGAGGTAGTAGGCATAGGTGCAGCTTGATATCCTGCAATACCCATCTGCTGATCCTGCTGTGTACCCGGAACGAAACCACCTACATTATACTCTGGTTCGTCGTCCATGTCAAGATCATTTATGTCAAAAGGCAAATCATCTGGCATCGTAGCTTCTTCACTGTTGCCCATCTGCCCCATTGCTTCCATCATCTTGAGGCCCATCTTAGCCTCTTGGCGCATCATCATTAGCTTTTCAAGACCAATATAACGAACTACGTCAGCCGGGAATACAAACTCGCCTTCACTAAGTTGTGCCGGGATATCGTCGCGCACTTCTTCTTGTGTAGAGCCGGGTGGCACTTCATTGCCTGATACCGGGTCATTAGTGCCGCCGTCCTGCTCCAGACCACCGTCTGCGAACATATCCATTTGTCTGTCCATAGGTACTACTCCACCTTTGTTAAATGCAAAATCTTCTGGATTACCCTTCTGGGCTTTCTTTGCCAATACTAGATGGCCAATCTGTACTACTTCTTCTGCCGACAGCACAGGTGCGCCGTCTGCACGATCATAAAAATATCCACGACGAGTTGGGTCATACCCTACTTGTATCCACTCATCACTGTCAAATATCTGCTGCGCATAGTTAAATGCGGCATCATCAGACATTTGATTGTACTTACCCTTCATTACAGCAAATGGTGCTTTCTCTGCACCGGTTGCAACTTTTAGTGCTTTGCCAACAGGAGGACTGTCCGGCTGAATAAATGTTACATCTTTAAGAGAAACGCTGGGCGAGTATAGTGTTTTACCTTCATGTTTAAGCGTCGGAATCCACACGTCAAAGTTTGTGTAGGCATTGATATCTAACCTTGCATCAATCTCTGCGCCATCAGGAATGTTCCTGTTGAGGCCCAGAATGCCTCTTCCACCTTCTCTGCCCCCCAGAGCCGAAACAATTTCTTTTGCCGTAGCGGGGCGAGGAACGTCCTGCACATTACGGATGGGCCGAATTGCATCTGCTGCTTCCCTGTATTCCGCTCTCGTTACAACGCCGTCTCTAACTCCTGCAGCTAGGGCTTTTAGTGTTTCGCTTCTACCTTTAAGACTTTTGCGAAACTCTTCACTTGTTTCGTTTGTCTTACGCCATGCCGCTACATCATCTGCAGTAACACCCGCAGCAGTCATTGTGTCTACGGTTTCGTCCACAGCTTCTGTAGTTACATTAGCACTGCGTCCTGCAATGGAAGACGTATCAATCTTGTCCATATGCTCTGGAAAGACCATGATTTGTTTGGAGCGGTCTTTAAAGTCAGCAAACAGAACAGAGTCATAGCCTTGTTCTTTTAGTTCTGGTATTTTGGCTTTAAGTTCCTTGCGCTGTTTTTCTGTACGGACTACATATGGCTTCTTGAGATTGGACAGATCAAAACGACTTATAGACTGACCTTTTGCGATTGGCTCACCATAAATATCTTCTCCCTTTTGCAGACCTGACATGCTATAGTATTGGCCTTCGGGAGTTTTGTAAAGAGTGCCGGTAGGCACCGGATTACCAAATGTATCTCGTTTTTTAGAATCTACATTACGACGGTACTCTGGTTTAACATTAGTATCAGCTACGAGAACTCTTAAATCTTTTGGTGTGACTCTAGTCTCAGGTGTATTAGATACTGTGCCAACGCCCCGAATGCTTGCATACTCAGATGCAATCTCTGGGTCAAGAGTAAAGTAAAATCCCTCACCAAGAAACTGGTCATTAGTACGTGCAAAGTTAATGTCAAAGAAAGGTTCGTCTGCCCCTCGCGCACTGGCTGTGCCGTGATATCCGTACAGTCGATTCGCATCTGGCTGTGGCGGAAGCATTGCACGTTCCGTTTCAGGCAGTTCGTCAAACAATACACGAAGCGGAGACTTTTCCGGTAAGCTAACAGGCTTACCAGACTTATCTACTAAGTCTAAGTCTTTAGGCATGTCCGCCGTTTTACTTGGCAGTACATTCAACTGTGTTTCTGGCTTTGATCTACGTATCTGTACGTTACGTGCGTCTACTTCGCCACCTGCGCTACGGTATTTACGAAACGCTTCTTTTTCGTCAATGTTAGCTTGCTTTTCTAGTATGTCGTATTTGTTACGTAGTTGTACTAACTCTTGAAAATCTCTTTTTTCCCAATCTGCAAATTTTGCAATGATAGGATCAAATGTTTTTCTGAAATGGTCAAATGCTTCATCATTTATATATTTATCAGAATATACCGACGACATGAGTAACTGAAACTCATTAGATCGCAGCGTATCTAATTCATCTGGAGTGTACTTTTCAAAGTTTTCAGATGTCTCTTTATTTGTTATGAAATAAAAAAAGTTGTTTCGCTCACCCCTTAATTGATCTAACTTAGAGGTTGCTTCCCGCATCGCATCTGTCCTAAACATTGTAGGACTTGCGCCGTGCTGACGACCCTCAAAATGATCTACGGCGTGTTGTATTTCGTGCAAAAGACTAGATATAAACTCTTCTTCTTCTGCGTCTGCCATGTAGATAACACGATCAAAAGGATCGTATAAAGCACGTGTGCCGTCTTCTGTGGCCTCATCACCTAAGCGACGAACCGGTATACCTTTAAGGTGGGGATATTCTTTGAACAGTTCATCAAACTTAATAATATCTGCAAGAACAATTTTTCTTTTCATAGACGGGTCTTCAAAGACCTGATACATTTGCTCTTGTACCACATTGCCCTTGTCGTCTTTAATTATAGGATGATCGTCTACTTTACCCTGCTTTTTAAAATAAGGCAAAAGTTCTACATCTTTTGTGGCTATTTCGTAACGAATTTGTTTATCTTCGCCACGGAAAACGCTAGACTCCTTAAATACATACTCCGGGTCAGAGTCTACCTTTTCAGCTTCTTTTGCCTTTTTAATTCGCGTATTAGCCGTGCGTCCTTGTGTTCCGCCAAAAATTCTAAATACACTAGGGCGTTCAAAGTCCGTGCTGGTTTTAATGGTCGTGCCTGTGCTAACCGTTGCAGGGGCCATGCCATCAAAGTCATCGCCGCCGGGAGTAGCTGCACGGAACATGTCGCCAAGTTCATCCCCAATTTCACTTAGGTATTTACCTGCTTCATCTCCGTACTTAGATGCAATCTTAGCAAGACCAGTAGCAGCTTTCGCAACACCTGTAGCTGTAACACCAACTGCTTCACCTACAAACTCGCCAACATTGCCTTCAAGATTTATAGGAGTATTTTCATTGATAAGTTTTACTGCATTATCCCGACTAATACCGGCTCTTGATAATATATCAAATGTTTCTTCAATAGCAGCATACGTGGGAGATATTAAGGCTTGCTCTGGTGTTGGATCAGGAAGCATAGCCCCTAGATCAACAATGTCTCCTGCTGCAGTTATTGGTGCAGTAATAGCACCTTCAGCAATATCAATAGGTGCTTTTCGTACATCACGTTTGGCTTTTGCCAATAACTCTGGATCAAAAGGCTCTGTCAGTTCTGGCTCACCCGTAATAGGGTTTTTAGGCAGAGGTTCAATCAACTCAAAGTTACTTGAGCGAGGATTAAACAAATCCATTTGTTCGTCTAGGTTACGCACTATTTACTTCGTCCCTAAGAGTTTTAAGTTTACGCAATGTAGCAATAGCACCCTGTGATCTATGCATGAGGATGTTATTGTCTGATTGTTCTAGAGCCTTGTGCTGCTGCTCTATCAACACATCAATGTAACTACTGAACGCTTCCCACTGGCGGTTGTTGTTGACCCACGGCTTGAGTTTGCTCAATATTTGTTGGTTGTGCATTTCCACTAAATCCTTGTTCACCCGGCACCGGAACTTGTCCCATACCTATATTGCCGCCACCTGCACCGGAGGTGTCCATCGCATCCGCACCTGCTGGCGCAGGTTGTTGCCCTTCAGGCAGCGGCGCTTGGAACTCCTTCATCATCTCTGCTTGCAGGGCAGCTTCACTCATATTGTTGGTAACTTTGTCGGGGTCAAGGTCAAGAGACTTTGCAATCTCACGAATAACATATTGAAACTTTGCAAATGGTGCAAGAGAAGGATTGCTTGCAATCTGCAGGAACTGCATAAGCCGCTGGCTACGCACTTCATTTTTCATCAGGCTGTCTGTTCCACGTGCTTTGACTTCCAAGTCACCCTTAATTTCTGGATCAAAGTCAAACTGCATATTGAAACGGAAGAAGCCCTCACCAAGCGGACGTAGAAGATAGTCATCTACATTCTTGATAACGGTCTTGATGCTACCACTGGCAGCACCCATCAGCATAGAGATACCGGAAGCGGTACGACCTACACCAGTTACTCCTGTCTGTCCATGCGCAAAAGAAGGTAGACCAGTGGACTCGTCAGCAAGCACACGCGCTTTGTCAAACAACATCATATTTTCAGACGACACATTAGGAAACTTTGTACCGAAGATAGCTTGACCCGGCGCACCGCCTTGACGACGGAATATCTTACCCGGATACAAGGACAAGTCTTGTCCCGGCACTAGATTGGTTTCGTCCACTTCTACAATCAAATTACCTGACAATACAGCATTGTCCACAGCCATACGCATAAAGCCATTCATTAACGTCTGCGTATCGTCCATGTTTTCTGCAATGCCTACGCCAAAGAAGCTATAAGGGTTCAGTTCATATGGTGCAGCTACATATGGAATTTTTGCTGGCTTAAACGGGTTAAGAACCATACGAATAAGTTTGTTGTTTAGTACCCATACGTTTGCTTGCAGTTCATCGAAGTCTTTTAGTTCATTGGGAATATCTACGCCATTTTCTTCCAGCATGTCGGTATCGACCATGCCCCAATACTCAAGCACCTCAAAGCGGTCAATGCCATGCTCCGGTGCGTAGTCGGACAGATCATCTTCCCAGTATTTCTTATCGTAGTTTTCACCCATCATAATACATTCGTCAATGACTTGACCACGGAAGTATGGGCGTTTTTTGAGGTTACGCAGTTGGGAACGCGACAGCTTGTGACGTTCAATTACATATTGTGCTTCATCCATATTGTTAGAGTCAGGGTCTGGATAGAAATTCCACACAGACACATGATCTACTTGTGGCACCGTTTTGAATACTGGATCATATTCTCCATCGTCGTTCCAGTTTGCGTATTCTTTATCTACAGCAAATGGGCCTTTCATAATGCCAGTGCCAAACAGCGCCATTTCAAACGAACTACTGCGCAGGTTTTTGTTAGCGCCCGACTCTTCAAGCTGATCGTGGATTTTCTTTTCCATCATCTTAGCCGCAACCATAGCTGGACTAAACTCGACTGCAGTTGGGGTTTTACCCGGCCCTTCTTTTAGTTTATCCTGCACCGGCTGCAGTTTTTCTGTAAGCGGCCCTAATTGCTCTATAAGCGACTGCGCCGTTGCGCCTGCAGGAAGATCATTGCCATCACCTGCAAAACCGTAGGGGCTTTGCATTTCGTCTGGTTCTTGTGGATCAAAGTGTACATCCGCTACTACACCTTCAGGAAGTTCTGTAGGTTCAATTGCAAGAGGAAATTTATTATTGGCAAATAGCACATCGACAATTTGACCATATGCAGCTAGTGTCTTAGTTTTAGTGACCTTAATAAACACACGAGACTTTTCAGACTCAGTAAACTGAACATCCGGCCCGTACAAGCCACGATAATTTCTATATGCTTTTAGCCATCTTTCTTCATCTTGATAACGATAATCTTCAGCGCGGCGATACCTATCCATAATAAATGGAATAATGCCAGCAACATCACTATCTGCAGCTACAGAGTCGTCCGTATCCTCCAAAGCGATAGCATCGTCTTCAATCATAATTTCATCATCTGCCATAGTTTTTCCTTAGTATCCAAAGGTAGCGTCAGCCACTCTCATACCTGTCGATGGTCTGCCATACGGGTCGTAGTCGAAAATAGAGAACCGGGGTCGGGACATAATCCCATACCGTAGCGCGTCGTAAAGGTGGTCTTCAGACTTTGTGTCAACGTCTTCTGGATTTTTCTTGTCCAGAGGGATGGCTGGTAATTGTGATATTGTATTTGTGCAACTACTAAAGAATACAAGTCTTGGTTCCTCTGTAAATTCATCAATCTGTAAACGTCTGTGTACTTCGTTTTTACCCGCTACCCGGCTACCTCTACTACGGTCTGACGGACGCCAGCGACATCCTTTTGCAATCATTTGCTCCGCAAGAGAAGGGCCAGTATCGCCACGCCTGTGCCAAAGACTGCTATCCAAAACACCATACTTAATGTTCCCATCTTCAGCTTCCAAATCCAAAATCATTTCGGCCAAGTCTGCGGCCAATACCTTACTGACGTACAGTTCTCTATATACGACAAGCTGTTCACTAGGTGTGACTGCAAACCAAAGAACGCCAGTATAGCTGCCATAACCATAGTCACATGCACGAAACTTGACCCAGTTGCTAGGGATACGATAAGGTTCAACAACGTGAATATCCCTATTAAACTCAGTAAACGCCGCGCCTTCCTTGATGTCCCAATCGCCCTCAAGAAGCTGCCTACGCTGCTGTTCAGGAAGCGAGAGGAGCATGGCCTCATAGTCTCCTGCTGTCGCAAGGTATGGGTTATCAGAAAGTCTTGCCGGGATAAAGCGTCTCTTAAATAAAGGTTTTCCTGCCTTGCTATGCCCATAGGGATATCGAAGAACTTCTCCGGTTTCTGTGTCTGTTGCATCGAATGACCTATTGTACGGCGCAGGGTCAATAAACATTTTCTTAACCCACTGATGTCCTCGTCCACCGGGGTTAGTAGTGGCCCTCATAAAAATGGGCAAGTCAGGTGCAGTGGACCGTAGACGAGATCGCATGTAATTCCATGCATATGGTGTGGCCCATTGAGTCAACTCGTCAAAGCCTATCCAGCTAAATGCCAGACCCTGATAACGCAAGACATCCTCATCTCTATCCAGATAAGACATCCACAACCTTGCGCCAGATGGCGCGGTCCACTGCATCTTTCTTTCTGACCACTTTATACCGGGCCAGATTTTGGGGTACAACTCCTGCGATTTAAAAATAAGTTCTCGCAGTTCTTCAGTTGTATGTCGTAATAACAATCCACTAAATTGTGAATGCCCCATGTAGCGGAGCGGGTCTGCCAGCATGGCGTAACTTTTACCGCCACCCGCACTTCCGCCATATAATACCTCTCGCTCACTAGCGGCTAGAAACTCTGTCTGCGGCCCCGGATTAGGCTTGAACAATACATTAGCATGTTCCTCAACGTCAGATGTTTCATATGAAACCTCGTTAATCTGCGGCTGCTGCTCTTGCTCCAGTTCTTGCTTCTTCGATGGCTTTCGCTTTGCTGATCGCCGTTTCCGCATATTCTGCCCACTTGCGGAGGCTTGCAGCTTGGTTCTTACGCTGTCGCTCATGTTGTAGACGTTTCCTTAATCCTACATGTGAAATATAACGGCCACTGTTGGAAGTCAACCAGTTGGCTACCTCACGGTATGAATACTGATTGACGTGCTTACGTGCCTTTTCTAACAAGTCCAGTTCTACTGGAATAGGGTCAAGAATGTCGGGGTCTTCTTCACTCTGTTTATAACCAAACGGTATTGTACGTGCAATTCGTGGGATAGACACCCACTCGTTTTCTTCTTTAATGTCTGTGGGCTGTGGCAGTTTCCACTTGCCTATACTTCTACTCATCGTCCTCAACAGGTGCTTTAGGTGGCATAAGCATAACACCGCCGCTTGCCTCTACCTGCATCTTCTCAGTCTTGACAAGACCTACACGGTCAAGCAGTTCTTTGGCGGCAGACATCTTGTCACGGATGCCAAGTTCAGTTGGATCAAACAACGCACCCGTCATAGCCATTGCAGCCTTCGGTGCATTCTGCGCCATGTACATTTGTGTAGCCTCAAGGATTTCTTCCTTCAAACCTTTGACAATTTCTGTGGTAGTTGTGGCATCTGAATAGCCAGCTATCTTCTTAGCCATAACCATGTTGCCACCGGCCTCATCAAAAAGAACATTCAAGAATGCCTGTTGTTTTCCTGTCAATTGTCTAGCCATCAAACTCTCCGTGATGCATGGCATGGGCGAGTTTTGTACTACGCGATTTTACCTGCCTAGCCCACCTGCTGTCAAGCATTTCTTTCGCCGCTGTGTCAAATTGTTTTGCTTCTACAGCGGCCCACATTTTTTTGAACTTGCAAAGACGCGGCACCCCAAGATTAAATGCCATGTCTACAAGTACAAGTTGACGTACAGCGTCTAACTCCTCGACACAAGGGTGTGCGCGAACCAGTTCATCCTCGACTATCTGTACGTCATTCTTTGCGAGGTACATAGCATCCGCTTCGGTAATGCCATCAGAATAAACATAGTCGATGGAAGGATAGTCCATCCAATCTAGTTCATCTTTTGTAATACCCCGGTCATCCAGATTTCTACCAATGCCAATAGTGTTGATGCCTAGCGTATCTTGGTACACTTCCAAACGTAAACCCTCATGGGAAATCAGCTTTTTAATTAAATCGTCTTTATTGTATTTCATTTTTCATGTCCCATCCATACAGCAAACGCACCTGTCATCGCCCCTGTTACAACACTTACAAGTGCAGCTTGCTGTGACGTAGGGTCGGGCAACATCATAAACCACTCCACAACCCGCCACGCCGACAGGGACATCCCCAGCATCATTAAACGGGGGAGTATCTTCCACTTCAGTATTCTTTCCATAGTGACTTCGGCCATGTCTATTTCTTTCCAAAGAACTTAGTAGCTGAACGAACACCAAATGAGGCAGCAACGATAACCCCCAAAGAATATTGATACCATTCTGGCATAGCTTGGAGTTGTGCGAATCCATTTGCAACCACCTGTTCCATTCCGGGTATAAATGCTAGGATGAGTGGGATGCTAAATAAGATAGTTAGCCACTCATCTTTCCAGCTAGTCGAAGCACCTTTTATTGCCTCTAAGTCCCAATCAATCTCGCCAGTAGCTTTCTTCTGCATTACGATAGCTTCGGCTTGTGCCTTCGCTACCTTGGTGGCTGATTGAGCCTTCTTCTCTTCTACCTTGCCATCTAGCCATGTGCCAGCTAGATTAGCTATCGGTCCTATCAATGCGGTCAACATTTTTGAGTTCCCATATTTTTTTCCTAAGAAGGAATACGCGATTGTCAGAATCAGGCTCAACGTCTACTAGCCTTACCTCACGGGGATCGTCATACACCTCTGCGAAATTGCGCAGTCTTTTTTGCAATCGACTTAGGTTGTCGTACAAACTGTTTCCCCTTGCGTGTACCTTCTCTCTTAGCCCTAGTTGTAGCAGCATATTCGGCTGGTGTCAAGGACTTTATTGCTTTTTCAGGTAAATACCTTTCACCTGTCTTTGCGCTGGGCTTGCCAGACTTAGTGCGCCACTTCTGTTTTGTCCACGACTTGAGGCTTTGTTGAGACTTCGCTAATGCCATTATAATCTTCCCTGTGCGTGTAGTACAAGTAATACAATACAAGCTAGAACAGTTAAACCAAGAATTAGTAGCAGGGCTATAAGAAACACTTCAAAGTGATGCTTCAGTTTTTTCCTGCGTGCTATCTCTGCTTCTCTACGTGCTACACGTGCCTTTGCCTGAAACCTTTGCCAATCATGCCACAGTCCGGGGCGACCTGCATATATCATAATCTGTTTTAGTTGCTCTTCTTGTTCACGTATCTGTTCAAGAGCCATAAACTCTTCTAGATCAGAGCCGCCACCTTTTCTATTAGCTTTCTTCTGCAGGTCTTCCTTGGCACCTACAAACTTAGCGATTGCACTGCCTGCTTTGGCAATGTCACCACCGTGCTGTACGGCTTGCTTAATAACACTGAATGCGGCATTGGCCGCTGCAAGTTCCGCAAGCATTAGTACACCCTCGTATCCTTATCCACCAGTTTGGGTAGGCAATAAGCAGTTATCTTCTTTCCCTGCTTATGTAATTTTTGTGCATACCACACACATTCGTTCAAGTTACGAAAGTACATGTCTTTGCTGATTAGTCTTTCACTATCGCCAACTCCAACATATACGAATAGGAGAAAAGCGTGGATCATAACTAACTGCGGTAACCGCCCCCTGCATCTTTGTACGCTTTTGCTAACATCTGGGCTTTACGCGCCGACCACTGTCCGGGTGCGCCGCCCTTGCCACCAGCTTTGATGCGCTGAAACTGCCGCTTTCTCATTCCGGGCTTAGTATAGTTGCCAGCTTCGTTAACTCTACTTTTGCCCTTTGCCGCACCACCCGTCGAAAGTTTAAGCGCTCTAGTCGGTTTCTTCTGCGTTCTAGTTTGTGCGGCTTTCTTTTTAGCGGGGGCTTTTTTAGAGACACGTGCCATCTCCTATCTCCTACCTTGACGGATCATAAAATTCTTCTACAGATATTGTAGACACGATACTGCTTGCATGGCTGGCCGAAATAATTATCTTATCCTCTGCCGCCAGAAACAACGGTACAGTTGCTGTAAAGATATTTATTGATGTGATTGCTGCCAGTGAGTGGCTAGTTATAATTGTTGTTGTTGTATTTGGAGTCTTCTGGAATATTTTAATTGTAAAGGTTCTTGCGCTGGCATTTGCATTTGTCAGCATCAAGTTTTTTATAACCGTCGTGTGGTTTGCCGGGACTACATAGCAATCTGTATCCCCGGTTCCCACCGCTGTGATAATTGTGTTAAACTTAGAACCTTGGTCAATTATCGGCATTACTTATTCCAGTCTAACACCTTCCGGTGCATTTTCCAAAACCAGTTACCTACAGCGGTAAAGGGCTTGCCCATATAGAGCAAACCCAAACCGAAGTATTTAACCGAAGTACGTTTTAGGTTTATTACGCTTGTTAACATTTTTCTTATGAACTCCGGGTCTACGGATACGCTTACGGGAAACTTTCGTGCCAACTTTTTGTGCCACTACTTGCCACGCTTCTTAGCGGCCATGCCACCACGCATCATTTTTTTCTTGGCGACTGCACCGCCACGCATCATTTTCTTTTTAGCCGCTGTCTTCATCATGCCGCCGCCCCGCATCTTTTTCTTCATTACCATTTCGTAATCTCCGTCTGTCAAGCACCAAGGCTTCATAGGTATCTTCTGGGAAGTTCATGTAATAGTCCGACTTCTCCAGACTCAATGCCGCATCATCAAGAAGCGACAGCTTCTGCACGAACACCATGCAGTATTCTAAATCAGGGTCACTGACCCCTTCTTCCAATAAGAAATCCAGCCCAGCTTCTTCTGCGCTGTACTCTGGGTGAAACTGCATCAGGTGCATGTCAATGCCAGCCACTGATAGCAGTTCGTTCATTCCATCGACAAACCCATCAAGGTACGGCATGTCGATTACATTTTCTTCTGCCCACACTACGATGTCGTAGTCGTGGGTGTCGAATATTCTAACGGCACGTATCAGTCCGTCTATGCCAGTATTGATACTGAACGTAACCTTATTGTCCAGCCACGCCTGCTTTGCGTAGGGACACGGTGGTAGACCATTCAGTTTTGCATTAGGTATTTCAAGAAAGTTGTGCGACCAATTGCGGATGTCGCGTTCTACACGATGCACCGCTATACGCCAAATCCCATGTTACGTACAGCTTTTCGCCCTTTATCTGTGGAGGCCAGTTTACGCAGTCCTTTGTTTGGCAGCTTGTCAGTAACATCACCGCCAGCAGAATACATATGCTTCTTTCCATTAGCCATGCCACCCATCATCATCTGTGCTTTCTTAATCATGCCACCTTTATTGTTATCACCCTTTGCAATCTCATTTCCAATCTCTCTACGCACTGTACCATACGTATTGGGATACTTTGATTTTAGGCTAGATTGAATGTCAATAATTTGCTGACGATCCATGTTACCCGTCTGGATACCAACCAGTGCCATACGCAACTTTAATCTATCAGCAGCCGAAAACTTTTTATCTGGTTTTGCGTCACTCATCTTAATACTTTCCTTTTCTTGATTTAGGGCTAGACTTTGTGCTACCACCAGCACCACCCCATAATGTACGGCAGGCCCAGTACCGGGCAGTTAGTTTGTCATTCGCTGTGTCACACTTGTGCCTAGCACGAAATGACTTACGTGCGGCTGCGCTATAGTTGTGTCCATAGCCCGTAGCACCAAAGTGGATCAGTCGCACCCTGTCACCGTCTTTGGCAAGAACCATCTTCTTCTTACCGGCACGATTACTTTTGATAGGCTTGTTGTAACCGGGAAATTTAATTCCACGATATTCTATGCTCATAGTGATGTTCCCTTTGCTTCCGGCTCACTGCACTTGAAATAGAAATTCAAAGGTGTCGGTATCATATATGAAATACCCTGTACCATTTGGTCTATACGCGCACGGCATTCCGCATGTGTTTCATACGGTCCACGTGTATCTTCTGCGGTTACGCACTCGCTAGGGTCTGTAACCCCCAAAGCACAGAATACTACTACTGCTTCAAACATCATTCATTCCCTTCTGTCCACCCTTCTGCCCTCATAGCATCCTCTACATGCTTCAAAGAAAAAGAACGACCATAGTGTGCTTCTACGGCCTGACGCACATAGAATACATCACTGTGGGGGATATGAAGTTTATCAAGTGAGTTAGTACGTATAGCAGCATAGAATGCTTCTAATACATTGTCTGTGTATAGTTTTACTGATTTCTTTGCCATTGTCAAGAGAAAATTTACAAGGATATCACTTTAAGTGATAGTTCGCATCACTTAAGTGTCCAATTAAGTGTATTTATAATTTTACTAAATAACACTTTAGTGGTCACTTATAGTGTAAGTTCGTTTAGTTTATATAATTATACCAGAATGCAGGTACCGTGTCAATACCTAAAATGCAAATCCGCGCAAATTAATTTGTAGTTGCACAAAAAATAGGCAGATTGCACACCCCTTGTGCATATATGATTGTCAGTTACTGTAGTGGTTAACAGTTAATTTTACTGATCTGTGTATTTCTGTGTACACATATACTACGTACGGGGGCGTGGCCCCTGCCCACCTTCTTCCTGTCGCGCCGTGATCGCGTGCCGCGCCAGCGACGGCCAGCCAATTTGTCGCAATAATCTGCTAAGTCATTGTGCGCAAACGCTTTATGCGCAATGGGCAACAGATAGTGCATCATTTGACGTTTCAATGTGTTAGCACAAAAGCACAATTCACCGAAATTGTCGTGAAAACGTCAAGGCGGTGCATATCAGAACAGAAATGGCCTTACACCTATATATACAAAAATCGAATTTTTCACCAAGCCACACCCCATCACCTCTAAGTCACTGTAATCCTTAGCAAATCAAATTAATTTCAAATAAATTGCATTTTTATTTCCAACAAAATCAGTGACTTAACACTACAATTCAACAAAAACAATGGGTTAGCTATGAAACACAAATTCATCGCCGCTAAGTTATTGTTTTTATTAGGGTAACTTCAGCTAAGTTACTGTTTTTATTGAGAGTTGTATTCTCTGTGGCTTTCGTGTCTAATCAAATCATCGAGGGCGACGGGCCGCCACTGCCAAGGCAAGCGAGACAACCCCCCGATAGCCAGATAACCCTAGACTGCCATTGGCGACGTAGGGCTGGCATTAGAAGACGGACTAGGCCGGACACTGATAGGCCCATAAAATTCAGTGTAGCTTGCGAGGCTAGGGTTTGCCCACATAGCGAGC